CCATGACGCTAACAGGTGGCACAGGAACAGGGGTTGTTCTTACAGGTCAATTTGTAACCGATTTAAAAATTGATTAATGTGGAGGACACTTTCGTTTGTTTTTCTTATATCTAGCCCTGTCTGTGCTGTCCCTGTGGTGCCTAACTTCACTCAGGGCAGTTCCACAAGTCGAACAGAGACAACAACTAATATTACAGAGACTATACGAACAACAGACTATGGTGGATTTCAATATAGTGTCTCAGGTTCTGGAATCCAAATGGACGGTAATTCAATATCACCTCCTGTTACTACCAGCAATCAAAACATAAACGGGACGACTTATACTTGGACAGATTTAGATTTAGGTCAAAAACCAAATTGGACTTTAACAAATCAAGGTGCTTTTCAATTTGTAGAAACATATACGCCAAGTGGGGTTCAATCAATAACAGACATAACAAGAACAATTCAATCAGAAAGCGTTACAGATACAACTACAATATTTTCCCAGTAATAGGATTATTATTTGGGAGTCCAGTATTTGCTAATACCTCGAATACTGCGGCTCCACAAGCCAGTGCAAGTGGGTCGGTATCAAATTTTGCCACGCAAGTTTTGGGCGGCCCGATGGTCGAAAATAGTTATGGAAATGGGATAGTTTGTTCTGGCCCTCAAATGTCTATAAGCCCCTTTGCCTATACAAATCTAAATATAAAACGCCCTATGGATTATACCTATGAAACTCCTTACTACAATCAAGCCGTTGATGATGATGGGAATCTTACAAATGCCGGTGAAATTCTTTTTTATCAAGAAAATTACAGTGGAAATAAAGATTCTTTAGGTTTAAATTTTGGTGTTGCTTTAACATTTAATATTCCACTAGATAATAGATTTCAAGATGCTTGTTTAAAATCAGCCACAACTCAAGAAAAAATACAAAGACAAATATTATCAAAAGAAAGATTAAATTATGAACTTGCAAGGCTCAAAAATTGTGGTGAATTGAAGCTTGCTGGAATATCATTTGCGCCTGATAGTCCCTATTTTGATTTATGTAAAGATGTTGTTGTTAGTCCAAAAAAAGGTCAAGTGCTACCACATACACACAAATTACAAATTAAGAACTAGGTTTACTAAGCTTTTTCTTTATTTTTTTAAATATTTCAGAAATTAATTTTTTTATTACAGGAGCCAAAAGCGCAGAGCTACCAGCAACCACACCGATAACAGCAGTAGAAATGAGTGCTTGAGGTGTACCAATAAAGCTTTCTCTGAATGGTACTTTTTCCCAGATCGGGTCACAAGATCCATCTGTACTTCTTTCCCATGATACCAGCCTTTCAATTCTTTTATCATTTCTGTAATCGCCTTCCCGAAATTGTGGTTTTTCAGGTGGACAGGGTTCAAACTTTATTTTTTCTTTTTTTGTTTGTGGAACTTCTGGCTGTTCTGGTTGTGTATTTTGTTGTTCTTGGCTCTGAGGGCTTAAAGGGGCTGTATAAATAAAATTATTAGGATTATATTCCAAAGGTTCAAAACTTGGTATATCAAAGTTCCCACAGGCTTGATAAGTCCCTTTTTCATCTTTTCCAATAAGACTAGGTAAATTATTTCTATGAGCATCAACACAAGCTGGAATATCAACAACTGGCTTATAAATTAAATCTAATGTAGGTCTATGAACTTCCCATTTTCTTATTTTTGGAATATCTATTTGTCTTATCTTTATTAATGGAATATCAATCTTTGGTATTTCCATCTTCTATATCTCCTATAGAAATAGACCAACCATCTTCTCCAAATGTACCTTTTTCTATTATTTTAGGCTTTTCCTTTGCTACTTCTCGCCAGTAGCTATCGTGAAAATGTTTTATTTCATTCTCAAGTTCTAAATTAAATTTTTGCATACGCAGCCAGTGAATAAATTTATCAACATAATATTTTATTAACTTTTTTAAAAACCAAAAAACCATTATTTTTTAGGCTGTATATATTCTGGTATTGTTGGCCCTGTCATATCTGGTAACGCATTATCTAAAACTTTTGGCATTAAAGACTGTACATTTTCAAGAACCTCATTCATTACTTTAGCTTTAAATTGTTCAGATGTAACATATCTGTATGCGAAGTAACCACCTCCAGCCATTGACGCAGAAAGCAAAAGCGACAACAATGAAGCTATCTGACAAATTTTTTGAAACATGGTAAAAGAAGCAATCCTCCGAGCCGTCAGTCATAGTCTTATTATATCAATGCTGCTTATAATTCCAACCATAGCCCCTTTATATTTAATAACAGGACTAATGACAAGACAACTAACAGATAAAGCTAACTAGCCCCAAGGAGTGCCTAGAGCAGTTGAAGGGGTTTTTCTTTAGCAATCGCAGTGTCCATTCTTGTCTCTATGGTTGCCACTTCAGAACCTAATTTAGTTTTAACCCATCCTAAAACTGTTGCGGCATCAGGAGTTTTTGCAGATGTATCGTAGGAAATAAAATCACTAGGTAAAGAATCTGGTTTTGTAAAATAAACTTCACCTGTTTCTCTAGTATTATTTATTTCAACATTGCTTTCCATTGCTTTTACACAATAAATTACCCTTGTTATATATCCATCGGATAAATCTCTTTCACAGGTAGTAATTTCCCAAGTTTTTGTGATTGCCACTATAAAAAAATTACTTTGATTTTACTTTAACATTAGCATTATTCAATTTTTCTAACTTTTCTATAGCACCATAGTCTTTAATAAGTTGAGTTACGATTTGACTTCTATCCTGATTTAATTCTTCGATTTTTTTATCAGCTTCTTTTTTTATTTCATCAATGTCTTTATCAATTAATTCAATACATTCTTTTGTTTCATTTATTAAATCTTCCGGAGTCATAATAAAATTGTTGGTTGACCTATTATATTAAGCAGCTTCAAGTGCTGCAACTTTAGTTTCTAATGTTTCTATTTTTGCAATACTTTCTTTTAAAGCTGCTGTCAATATTGGAATAAGTTTTGCATGATCTATTTGTTGATATATAGCATTTCCATCAGAATCCACAGCGTCTTTTGTTCCTACAACTGCATGAGCGGTAGGCATAGTTTCTTGAACTTCATGTGCAAAAAATCCATCACAAATACCTAAATCAAGATTGTTTTTCCATTTAAATCTTTTAGGTAATAATTGTTTTATTTTTTCTATACCATCAGTTATTAAAACGTCATCTTGTTTTAATCTATAATCAGATTGACCACCATAAGTAACATTTGCTCCATTTGTTGTAATTGTTCCGTGTGAAGAAAAAGAAGTACCATCACCAAATTGTATTTGTGATCTATCGCCAGAAGTAGCATTGTTCCAGCATATTAAAGGGTTATGACCTGCTGCTCCTTCAGCTTTTATTACTGCGGTATTTCCACCTGATACTAAAGACATGCTAGTTTCATTTATCAAAGCACTGCTTGTACCTACATGAAATCGTCCTGTAACCTGAGCGCCCGTTGAGAGAGTTTCAATCTTCTTTGCATTATTATGGTATAATTCTACGGCTCCATCTTGAATAAATTTTGCAAGATTTTCAGAATTAGTAGCATTAAGCATTTGAATTTGATTTGCAATAATCTTTAAATTACCTGTGCCTACCTCTTTTATAAAGCTGTCACTCGAATCGTGAAAAATTTCTAAATCCGAACCTGTACCAAATACAAGTTTTGCATCATCATTAAAATTCATTTCACTTGCTGACTGATCGAAAGATATAGTATTAACTGAATTAAAAGTTACATCATTTCTGAAAGTACTTGTAGAACTCACATCGAGGCCACCAGCTAAAGTAAACAAAGTAATCCAAGCGTTATTTGCTGAGTTCCTAATTTTTAAAAGTGCATTACTGGTATCAGCCCACCATTGATATGCATAAGTTGTAGCAGGAGAGGATGAATTTGAGTTATTACTTACGATTGCAGCAAGGGCATTATTTAAGTCTAATCTAAAGCTGGCTCCCGATTGGTTCGCAAGTGAGTAATCATGTGTGGCCATTATTTAGTCCTTTTTGTCTAAGTATATAGTAGTTGATAACTTAAATATAAACATATTTATGTACCTTTACCAAATCCGATTGCTGTATATCTAAAATTAAGATCTTTAAAATTGTTACTTGAATCCCTTACCTCAATTACGAACTGTGTTGAAGTAATTGATGTAATTTTAAAATAATCTCCTGTGACTGCACCTTCTAAAGTTATTCCAATTGTTGGTAAAAAATCAGAAGTAGATCCTCCTTGTATAGTTCCAGAGCCAGTGAAAAATGGTGATCCAAAAGTCACTGTTTTAGCCGAAGTTCCAGAGGCAATAGAGCTATTTACTGTTTCTGTTCTTCTTTTAACACTTGCTTCATAGCCTAATTCTGTGACATTAATATTTTGTGCTGGGTCATCAGATGTTAATTCAGTTTTAAATTTAAAACCTCTTGCTGTATATTCTCCATTTGCAAAAGTGTTAAATTGAGTAAAATTAGCACCATAAGTACATGAAGTGCCACTTGATATTGTTGCACTTGCACTTGCTGTTATTGTAAAAGAGTTTTCATCAGGAACTGTTTGTATTTCATAATTACCATCAGTTGCAGATCCAGCAGTAAAATCTATTACAACAAAATCGCCAACAGAATATCCGTGCGAGGTTTTGGCAATAGTAATTGTAGTGCCACTCTGTCCGTAGGTTGCCGAAACTGAAGTTGCAGGGTCAATATCAGTTGTTGCCACCAGCAGTTTGGCATTTACGTCATCTGCTTTAGATCCATCAAATTCAGTCCAAGAGTCTATGAGGGCAGTTCTTGAATTAATAAGATCGTTTGGTAAAATACCAAAAGTGAGAAACCTTCTTTTAAGAGTCAAGTTAAATATTGCACCTAAATCAACTTTATTTTGAAATTCATAAGATCCGCTAGAGCTAATTGGCCCTGCAAAATCAATATTTGATAAATCATCAATATTTTGAAAAACATCATCTATCAGTAATGTTCCATCTAAAAGCAAACCATCAAAAGTAGCATCATAAAATGTATTAACTTTTTCACCTTGAAATGGCGGTGAGTCTGTATCTTCTCGTTCTGTTACTATTACTTGATTAGGTTGTGGATCTGGTTGTGTAACAATTACTTTTGCTGCATTTTCAGATTTTCGGCCACCATCATCAATAAATTTTATTAGATATGTACCAGTCAAAGCAGGAACTAAGGTTTCAGTAACATTTCCAGCAAGTTGTGGGATTATTTCTGTAGCATTTTCAAATGTAGCTGTTGTTCTATTAACAGAAGGAGTATGTCTTACAGAAATTGTTCCCCCATGCAAAACGTCAACATCAGTAGATGGATTAAAACGTAATCTTACAAACTGATCTGAAACAGGTTCAATTGTAAGTCCACTGGGATCTGCTGGTAATGCTGTTTTACCAACAGCAAAAAAAGTAGTGCCTGTAGTCCCTCTACTTAAAACTCCTAATGTATTAAATGATTTGATTGAAATAAGATATTTTCCTGCTCTTGCTTCCGATAATTCAAAACTTGGTCTCGCAACTCTTATTCTTTCGGGATTATCATTTTGAAAACGAAATTCCACTAAATATTCTTTAACACCTTTTACAGGTTCCCATGCTATAAATAATTTTGAAACAGCCCTATCATTAGAGACAACTATTTGTTCTGTTACATTTAAATTTGCTGGTGCTGGTGCTTCGTCAATTAAAGTTGTAATAGTTCTTGGGTTAAATTCAACTGTTGTATCTTCTACTTGTGCGTATTTGTTAGGGTCATGGAACACAGCAGTAATTGTATATTCAGAATCATTTTTTTCTTCAATACTTACAACTTTAAAAATTTGGAACTCAGTAGTTGTATTTTCTATTGCCCAAACACTGTTTGCTTGCGGAGTTGATGAAAAAGCAGAAGAAACAGTAATGGTTGTATCTGATATGGTACTAATAGATCTGGTTTCAGTTGATCCATCTGATAAAACAACAGAAAGTGTTGCTGAATCTGAACTTGTTAAATCACTATTTCTTGCATCATCTACAACTATTTGTGTAGTTGAAACACCTGTTTTTATTCTTCCACCCCTGCGAACCCCTGCCCTTACAGAATCTGCGATTGCAATAATTGTTGCTGGTCTAACAATCACACCAGCTTCTAAAGTTGTTGTAAACGTGACAACTTCTGATTCAAGTAAATTTGAATACAGAAACCATCTGCCAAGACGATTTGCCTGACCAATAGAAGTGCAAGCAAAAGCTTTTATAGTTTTTCTAGTTCTTCCGAATTTGTTAATTGCGTCTAATCCACTTGAACCAGAACCCAAAGCAGTTATTTGATCTGCGGTAATTAATTCATATTCCATTGACTGTGTTTGATTGTCAAAATATTGAACCTCTACTTCTGTATATTTAAGTCTTGATCCTTGATTTTGATATGTAAATCCTTCCTCAGTTACGTTTGAATTATTAAAAACATACTGTGGATCAGATGTATTTGTTGATGTGTCAGTGGGTCTATCTTGAGAAATTTGCAGTTGACCATTGCTGTAAAATGGCATCGCATTCATTACAGCACAAAGATCATTAATAAGGGTGTATGCGTCTTGTTTTTGATTTAAAATTACATTACAGCTGAATCTTGGCTCCGTTGTATCTGTTATTGGATCAGTTATTAAAGTGCTTGCATAAGCACTAGCAGAATAGAAACTAAAAACATCAAGATTTTCTTCCTGCACTATTCCATCATCACCTCCAAAACCCTTATCTGTTGTCAAAATGTCATATAAAACCCATGCTGGATCAGAGCACCATTCTTTATCTGTTTTAAATGTTCCGTTGAATGTGTAACTATCTGGATAAATAACCCTTCCATTTGTACTGTCAACAGTTGTATCATGCGGAACCTTGATCTTAGTGCCTTTGATGCGGTACATCCGCCTCGGATAGCTTTGAAATTCCTGTGCATTGAATCTCAAGGCAACATAAGAAAAACCCTGATAGGCACTTGTGTCTGTATTTATTTCTGTATATGAGAGCCAATTTGTTGAATTTTGTAACTTTGGGTCTGTACCATCATCTGTGTTTCTAATTACGGTTAAAGTCAAAGGAAAATTCATCGCCCTTTCAAAAACAAGTTCATAATCTTTCACATAAGGACTTGTAGCCTTTCCGTTAGTAGCATCTAAAATTACAGGATTATTAACTGTTCCATTGTTTTCAGTTATTCTTATTGAGATTTTTGCTTCAGCACCTTCAATATTTCCGTCATCTTTAAATTCTTGCAAAGAAGGGAATTGAATCGTAACCCTTAATTTATCAACATCAGTATTTGATATAGTTCTTGATAATCCAGTGCTTGTTTTTACAGTACAATCACCTTGAAAAGATGTATCCTCAAAAGTTGTATTTATTACAAATGAACTCGTTGTAGGTATAGAAAGAATATTTTGTGTCTGAGGATTATCAGTTTGAACAGTTCCAGCCGCTGTTGTATTTGTCCATTGAACAACCTCTCCAATAGAATAACCATGTGCTCCACCTGTTAGTGCAACAAGCATTTGATTTGCACCTAAATTAACAGTTACACCACCGACACTTGTTGTTTGTCCACCACTTCCAGCTAATGTATAAGTTCCCGAATTTTCTGTAGCAAAAGGGGAATTTGTAAGAGCAACTCCAACAGGAATAGTATTTTCTATGGCATTTATTTCTTGTAACGCTTCTTGGTCGCTTGCTCCATTTTTAAAAAATACTTCAACATCCGTAAAATTTTCATCACCTACCGAATTTTGTAATGGTGTATTATCTAAAAAAACATTTTTTCTGAACGTATCTGTTCCAGCACCACCTTCATCAAAAATTGAATCAATTTCTCCGTAGCCCAGCAAATCTAGTACTGTTGCAAATTGCTTTGATCTAAGACCACCATCTATTAAGTCAGGATCAACAACTCTTCCATCTGGTTCTCTACCAAATAATTGATCTCCACCTTCGACTTGTTTTACCATTAGCTGATACTTTGTTTGATTTGGGCAGTGTCAGTACCTGCACTAATAACAATTGAACCGCTAAAAACAAGACCATAAATTATTGGAATAGGAACACCGCTTGTGCTTACGTTTTGTATTCCAGTAAATGAATATGAACCTCTCATCCTTGGGTCAATATCACTTACAGATGATGCGTTTTGTGGTGAATTTTGTGGTGAAATTAATTCTGTAACTCCTCCAATTATCATTGAAGTTCCTATCGTTGTAAGTGCTGTAGTGACAACAGTAGTTACTAAAGCAGAGCCTACAATACCACCGACTAAAGCACCAACTGTAGAAGCAGCAGCAGTAGTTCCAAGCCCAACCAAAATAGGAACCAAGGGGCCTGACCCTGTTGCAACTGGTATAATTTGAATATCTCCCTGTCCAGACATCGATAAATAATCTTTGGAAATAACTCTGCCACCCATTTTAATATTATATATTTGATCGTTCATGTGTTTTTGCAAACCTTCAAAGTTTGCCATCAAAAAACTTATAGCCTGTTGCGGAGATTTTACAGCAGCTTCAAAGTATGATTTACCTAGAAATTGTCTTAATTTTCCATAAACTTTTATTTTTTTAAGCTGCATATCTATAAACACCCCTCAATGCCTGTTGATATTTTAAATCAAAAAGCTCTCTACAACTTAAAGATTTGATGTTGTGGTTTAGTATCATCATATCTCCAATATAAACAGCTACATGATCTAAATTACCTGTTGTTGATTTAAAAAGTAATACATCACCAACTTGAATATTATCTTTTGTTTTTTGTTTTATAAAATTTGATTCTGTAAGTACTTTATCAAAATATGGATTTTTACTAAAATCTTTCAATGTTTTTGGTCTAGGCCAATACTTAATATTTATATTTTTATTTTGTTTTAGCCAGTCCGTTACGATAGACCAGCAATCATATTTTCCCCATATAAACTTTCGCCCAATAAGTGAAGGTGCTTTCCAGCCAGAAGGTCTTAATTGTTCCCAATGATCATGTTCAATACTATAAATAAAATATGGGAACCCTAAATGTTCACAAGCAGCTTTGTCTGTTTCAGATGGCGTGGCCGCCCCTACAGGATGGCTATGTATTACACCAAGAATTTCACCTGTATCTTCACATTCTGCCCAGTCATCAGGATCAATAATAAAAAATTCAAATTTTCCCTCTGCAAGATTTTTACAAGGCCAAAAAGTTTCTTTGCCATTTATTATTGCCAATAGACCACACGCCTCCTCTGGTAATTGTTCTTTTGCATATTTTTTAAAAGATTGTTTCCAAGACATATTAAGCATTTACAAAAGTACCAACACCAGCAAAATCGGCTCTGGTAACAAGTTTTTTCGGGGCAGCAACACCAAACAAATCAAAAGAGCCTACCATTTCAAACTGTACAATATTTCTATTTTCAATATTTTTTCTTTCAATAAAATAAACTTCTCTTGGTAACTCTGCTGAAGCATCTGGTGTTCCAAAAGGATTAACACTACTTGGAAAATTTGTCGCATCAAGAAATCTACTTAGAGTGCGTCTGCGTATAACTTTAGCCCCTGCAAGATCAGAAAATGCTGTTGTTTGATTTGTCAGTTGAAGTATGTCAGTTATAGTTCCTAATAAATTTGAAAAAGTAAGAGTCGGTCTTGGTAACTTTCCCTTACCAGTGTATTTAAATCCAGCAGCTTTCACAGGCATTCTTGAATAAGTGTTTGATTGCCAAACAACATCAAGACTATCTTTCATATTGTTGCCAGCATGAAATAAATACACAGTTGGATTTGCAATTGTTGCATTTACATTAAAAGATACATTTCCACTTGTTGATTGTGAAGTTGTACCAGTAACTGTAAAACTATTTGTTGCAACTGTTTGAATTGTGTAGATTCCGTCAATACCATTTCCAGAAGTAAAATCAAGGCTTAAAATTAAACCAGCAGAAAAACCATGTGAATTAAGTGTAATAGTAATAGTTGATGAAGATTGACTATAAGTAGCTGTTTTAGCAGATTTTGTGTAGTGAATATCAGCTTTTAATTCAACAGAATATAATTCAATAATTGATTTATTAGATAATTCTTGTAGTTCGGCTGTTGGTGTAGACATTTATGGTTCAAAAACCTCCCTAAATGTTGTACTTATTATTGCTCTGTTGTTGTATGGAATAGTTTTTGTCCAAGAATCACAAACATATTGACCAGCTCCAGATAAAGTAATCGAGACATTTCCACTATTTGTAGCAGAATTAGCGGCTGATACAGTGAAAGTATTAGAATCAGCAGATGAAGCAACAGCAAAAGTACCATCAGTCGCAGATCCACTTGTATAATCAATTGTCAGAACATCCCCAATAGCAACTCCATGTGAGTTGATAGTGATAGTCACAGTAGTTCCACTTTGCGAATATGTACCTGTTTTTGTGAAACCTTCAGCAGGTGGTGTGAATGTAAAACTTGCCTGATCGTTTACTCTACTTCTTAAAAACCCTTCTATGACATCTGCATCAGTTTCAGACACGTTGAAAGTAAGATCATATATTTTTGGATCTTGAGATAAGGGAAGGCCATATAATGCTCTAAATTCATATCCATCGCCAAGCGCAGTAACCCTTACTTTGGGGTTGCTTGTTTTTCTCATTCCGTAGGTCGGAGTAATACTTGGAAAAGTAGCCATTATCTATTTAATAACCC